CCCTAAATGGACAGCTGATGCTGATATTATATTAAATTGCACTGTAGATCCAGTATCCACAGACTGTCCTATTGATATAATTTGAGTTAAATCTGATTGACCATCATACCCAACGCCAGTATTACTTACAGCAACACCAGTTCCTTGAGTTATAGTTAGTGATGATATAGATCCAGCAAACCCACCACCGAACGATAATGTGGATGTAGGGTGACTTACTTCTACTAAACTATCTAATGGTACATCAGTCTCGTTTCCTATAACTAATCGTTTAGGTGTTAAATATTTTTGAGTTGTGATTTTATTATTAAAGTCTTCTGGGATTAGATATCCGTTTAAAGTTATACTAAACTCAGTTTTTACACTACGTTCTTGATCAGATACTTCTGTTGCATCTGAAAAGCTATCAATAGCTGTTCTAAATTTTAACTTACCTGGTTCACCCCAATACGAACCGTCAGACCAATTGACCTTTTCAACTATCTTATTCATCTGTTCTATATAAGATGTCCATATTATGAAATCGTACGTTATGGTGACATAATCAGGCATAGCGACATTATAATATTCTCGTTGTGGGATCAAGTTCTGCTGGGCTGAAAAATTATCGTATCTATTGTTAGGAGAATATTTCCGTTCAAAAGTGTAATGTAATTGTGGGTTGTTAGCGTCTAGTTTATCAACTGGTAATGTATCATTTTTAGCTAAACCGGTACGTCTGAATACTATAAGTGGTAATATAAGTTGTTTCTTATTGTCCCTTAAATACCCCTTATTTTTAATAGATGACCATCTTTCAGCAGATGCATACATTACTGGAACTTCAACAGATTCACCATTATCAGTTACTGTCGGTTTTATCACTTCATTAAAATAATACATGATAGCAGCATCCATATCCATTAAACCTACAGATATGTTTTTTACTTTATCGTTTGATCTCTTATAATCTCTACTTCGATTTTCAACTCGCTGTTTGCGAGATGATGGTTTTTTGCGAGCCATTATTTGCTCCTAATGCGTTCTATATTTAAATTACTTTTTCGTATTAAGTGCGTATTACAATTCACACTCCAATTGTCGTCGAATTGACCACCTACTAATTGATTCTCATTAATACTATTTATTTCCCAATAAGCGTAATTCCATTCTAAAATGTCACCTATTTGAGGTACTACTGATAAATCAACTAAAGTTTGTCTTAATACCATAAACATTACATTTTGACGGAGATCTGGTCCGAATTCATCAGTATTAAAATCCATATCTTCAGACTCTATCATACATGCGAATTTAACACCAGGAGTGTATACCTTACCACTCGACGATTCTCCATACATATTTGTTTTCGTATCTTGAACTGAAACTTGATATAATATGGCTTGTTGATTTATTAAACCATCTTTACCTGTTCTAACATCACCTATAAGTTCTTTATTAACTGATGTAAATAAGTCTTGATCCCTCGTGGATAAGAATCTACCAGACATGTCGTTATCCTACATAAATGGGAAGTGGCGATTTCCCCATTTTTTGTTGTAGATGTTCAGATTCTTCCTGATCAGCTTCTAATAGAGCTCGCCTGCTCAGTTGATCTAACATTTCTCGTAATTGAGTTACTAACTCCTCCTTCTCAGCTTGAGCTTCTGATCTTAAAGTCTCACCATCAAGTGTAGCCTCAGCACCTGGTATAGGAATGGAGCTATACTTGCTCCTAACCATCCCTAGAAGCTCTTTACTTAACGCTAAGGTGTATTTTCTAATCCACTGCTTACCAACATCATTGATGTATTGATATTCCATATTATCGTAAGGTACATTAGACATATCAGATACTACATCAACAGACCCACTATAATCAGCCTTCAGTGGGTTATCTCTATCACTTTTCTTAATATAGTGGAAGAATACCTTGTATTCGGATGTGGGGATAGGGAATAATCGTATTTTGTTATTTTGTATCTCAAAAGAATATGCTGATTTTCGTATTTGATCGTTAAATTCTATACCCTGAATCCTTAGTAGATCAGCATAAACTGGCATCATAGTGAATTGAACGGCAGGTGAGCTATCACCCCAACCAAACCCATCAATTAAATTATTAACTCCACCACCTGATCCAGCGTATGGATCGAAATATCGAGTAACTGCAGGAGATTCGTCATGGAATACCCTCTTAATTTCAATTGCACCACCGCCATATTCGCTAGATGAAACGTCAGCCCATAAAGCGTTTAAATCGTAAGTTTGACTTCCACTGTTAACTGTTATAGATCCAGTATGATATGTTACATTTCCTTGACCTGATTCGACACCGTATTGTTCAGCAATGCGGATATTTCCACCCATTGTGGGGCTTACCATCTTATGAGTGACGTTAGATCCAGTCTCTTGACCTTGTAAATGTAATAAATTATCTTTAATATTAAATTGATTCACTTGTGATGAATATTCAGTAATAGATTCCTCAAAACACGCATAAAATTGCAAATCCTGCATCTCTATATCCATTAGAGGGTACCCCATTCTACGTGCAGCCCATATTGCTACCTTAGGTGCATCTGCTTGAAATGATGCGTCTGAGTCGTAGAATCCAAAGGGTGTATTTCCGCTGACAGCTGAGCCGCTGCCTGGCCAGATTGGTTCTGCCATTATAATCTCCTATGTGAAAGGTGTTGTTGTTCATTTATAAATATAAGATTTATAAGAAAATGATTATTAAATTGTAAGTAAAAAAAAAGCCCCAAATAAATGAGGCTTTTTTTATCTAACTGTGGTTAGAATTAAACGTAATTTACATCTGCAACGATGATTTTTCCGTAAAACTCAGATCTGACCATTTTCTTAGCGTAACGCGTCATTACCCCTTTACGTGGTGTAAAGTTGGTTGGATCATAAACCAATGGTGTCATGATTAATGGCACATATGGTGAATAAACCGCACCAGTTTCTAGGAAATTACTTCCACGGAAACCAGCTAAGATAGTGTTACCTTGCATGTATGGGTTTTTAAATACATTATAGCGGCTATTCAACATACCCACTTTCTGTACACCCATTGCATATGAATTAGACGTTGCAGCACCAGTATCAGCAGCATATCCAGGAATGGATTCAATGATAGTAGACACTTCAGGAGAAACTACGAGGAAGTTTGCACCACCACGAAGAGTTTTCTGATGAATTGCGTTACTAACAGCTTGAATTTTGTTTCCAAGTGTTTGGAACCATTCGCCTTTAGTATATGCGTTTGAGTTAGCTGAAGATTCTGCGAACAAGTTCGTTGCAGCATCATATTCAAAGCCCGGTCTAGCTGACCATTTTTCTGTTTTAGCTGAAGCGTTTGCCATCAACATATCAAGAATTTCCAAATCAATTTCCATTGAGATGTATTCTGATAACATTGAAGTCAATTCTGCTTCTGCATCAACACTATGATAAGCGTTAAGATCCTGAGCTAATTCTGGTGTCCATACTGCTTTCAACTTACGAGTTTTAGCAACAATAGGAATTGATTTCAATTGAATATCAATTTCAGGGATACCAGCATCAGTAGCAGGCTCTGATGGGGATGAGTCTTCAAAATCACCACGCGAGTAATCGTTAGCAGGTTGTACATGATACTTAACAGTCATATTACCAGCAATAGTAGCAGCAGTAGCGTCGACGATAAATGTTACGTTGTTGCCAGATACAGCTGAGTATTCAGGGTAATAATTGTCAAGTGCAGATACACCACTACCAGAGATTTCAAAAGCACGCACGCCATCCCAGTCAGCATTAGCTGCTACTGAAGATTTAGCGATAGTAACTTTTGTTAAATCACCTAATGATGCGGAAAGGTCTGGTTCGAAGTCAACATCTTCCCAAGTCACTGACCCAGTAGATGCAACTGCTGCTGTTGCGGACGAATCGTTAACCGAATATCCGAATTTACCAGCACCATATAACCCACCCGAAGCATCACCAGAACCAGAAGTATTACCATGAATATCTGTTCCTGTAGTAAAGCCAGGTTGAGCTGTTCCGTATTTAAAATCTAGATAGAAAATAAGTCCAGATGGAAGGTTCATAGGTTGTACAGAAACGAATTCCTGTGCAGCTAATTCACCAAAGATTCTACGTACTAAAGGAAGTGCGACACCACTCCATTCTTCAGAATTCGCAGAAGTTCCTGTTGAAGATGCTTCATCGATTAACTGACGTGCTTGATTTTCAAGCAATACAGCCATACCGTGAGTTTTATTCTCATCTTCAATTCCTTCCAATAGACCTGTTGGTTCCCATTTAGACACAAGTTGTCTAGTTTGTTCTAAAAGCTGACGCTGTGGGTTATACCCTTCCATCAACTTAGAGATTGAACTGAATTGTTCTTTTGCCATGTCTATTCTCCTATAGAATGTTGGCCAACTTCTTAAAGCGATTTCTCATATCTGAACCTTCACTGATTACTTCAGTTTTAGGTTTAGTTGAGGCAATTGCTTTTGAAGCTGATCCTTTATTGTTTTCTTTAATTTTCACTTTACCGTTGAAAGATTCTGCAAGTGTAGAATACACTAACTTTACTTCTCTTAGGTTATGTGCTCTGTCAAACGTCTCAACAACTTTAACTTTTTGCTCATTAGACAAACCATAACTTTTAAATAGTTTGTTTGAAAACAATAATTTAGCGTTGAGTAGGTTTACTTCGTTCAACTTAGAACGTAAGTATTTTACTACATTGCGGTGCTCTTCGAGGTCACTTTTCAATGCGGCAACATCATCTGCCTCATCTAACTCTTCATCGTCTTCTGTTAAAGCCTTAAGCACTTCTTCAAGATCAAGTTCTTCTTCATCTTCGGCGCCTTCAACTTCATCGTCTTCGATTTCAAGCTCAAACTCTTCTTCGCCTTCGTCTTCAGTTTCAGTTTCAGTTTCAGTTTCAAATTC